AAAAAACATCAATTTTAGTTCGATTATGGAAAAGATTAGCAGAATGGCAGGTTCAAAAAATGATTAAAGCACCTAGACCAATGCCTCTTCCAAAAGCGGAAGATATGGCGAAGTGTACGGTGGTTGTGCCGGAGAGTAAATAGAAAGGGGAAATCGTGGATGGATTATATCGAAGTCAAACAGTGGCTTGAATCGTATATGACTCTGTATCATGAAATTGAGGAAATTGATCGCAAGATGCAGGGAGTAAAGGCAATTATATACACAAATGAAGCTCCTGGAGGTGTCAAAGTATCTATGGAATATTATATTTCAAAAAAAGAAAAGTACGAAAAACAAATGGCTGAAATTAAGCAAGCGATACATTCCATCCCTAATTATGCCCAAAGGATCGCACTAGAACATAGATATCTCGAAGGTATGAATGTCAAAGATGTTGCTGCTATTATGCATTACGATCAGAAATATATGTCGATTATCATTAAAAGAGGTGTTATGTCAATAGTTAGAATGAAAAACACGAAAATGATGAATAAATGTGTGCTATAATAGTATCATAGGAATTTAAGTTAAAGCACGCAGGACCGCTCGTTATCAGAGGTACGGTAGAAAACGTGCTTTTTGTTTTGTTGAAGAAAGGAGTGCTGCGTATATGATGACAGAGAAGCAAAAGAAATTTGCGGATGAGTATCTTATTGATTTGAATGCTACCAGGGCATATAAGGCAGCATATCCAAATGTAAAAAAAGATGAATCTGCACGAGTAAACGCAAGCAAATTGCTAACAAATGCTAACATTAAATCGTATCTAGATGAACAGTTAACTACATTGCATGACAAGCGAATCGCTAAGGCCGAAGACGTGATGATTTACCTTTCTGATGTAATGAATGGAGTATCAAAGTCATCTGTTTTGGCTATGTGCGGTGATGGCTGTCAGGAAGTTATTGAGAAGCCGCCGGACGAACGAGAACGTTTAAAAGCGGCGGAGCTTTTAGGAAGACGTTATGGCATGTTTACTGAAAAAGTGGAACTCAACCAAACTGGAAAGGTTGTCATCGTAGATGATATCCCAGACGATAGTTAGTTTAAAGTCTCTGATTGCTCCGCCTTTTTATAAAGTGCATAATGATATCAAGAAAGATTTGCATACTCATTATTGGCTGAAAGGTGGACGTGGCTCAACAAAATCGTCATTTATCAGCATAGAAATTGTTAAAGGCATCATGGAAGACGGACAAAACGGCATCATGTCAAATGCTGTCATTTTCAGGCGTGTTAAAGATACTTTAGCAGAATCTGTCAGAGATCAGATTAAATGGGCCATAGATATGTTGGGCGCAAGCGAAGACTGGCATGTGCCAGAGTCAAAGTTAACTATTACATATAAACCAACTGGCCAGGTGATTCGTTTCAAAGGTGCTGATAATCCAAAGAAAGCAAAATCGACAAAGGTCCCTAAAGGCTGGATCAAATATATCTGGTACGAGGAAGTTGATGAATTTGAATCCTATGCAAAGATAAGAAACATCAATCAATCTTTGATGCGCGGCGGTCCTGACTTCGTGGTTTTTTATTCTTATAACCCGCCAGACAGTCAAAGAAATTGGGTTAACCAGCATGTACTTGAGCCTAGGAAAGATACGTTTGTCCATCATAGCACTTATTTAGATGTTCCCAGGGAATGGCTCGGAGAGCAGTTTATTATCGAAGCAGAACATCTTAAAAGGACCAATGAAAAGAGATATAATCACGAATATCTCGGGGAAGTCATTGGAACAGGCGGCGAGGTGTTTATTAACCTTGATATCCGGGAAATCACAGATGAAGAAATTGCTGTTTTCGATAGATTAAAGAACGGATTGGACTTTGGCTATGCCGGTGATCCTTTGGCTTATTTGAAAATGAATTATGATAAGACGCGCAGACGTCTTTTTATTTTTGGTGAGGTGTACGGAACAAGGGTGAACAATAAAACAGCTGTAAAAAAAATCAAACGGCTCAATCCGTTGAATAAAAAAGTAACTGCTGACAGCGCAGAACCACGTACTATCAACGAATTTAAACTTCTTGGATTAAATGTATTTCCTGCTAAGAAAGGACCTGACAGCGTTGAAAACGGGATTAAATGGCTTCAGGATTTAGAGTCAATTATCATCGATCCAATTCGTTGCCCTAATGCAGCGAGGGAGTTCAATGAGTATGAAATTGAAAAAGACAAGGAAGGCAACCTAAAAGGCGAATTTCCAGATAAAAACAACCATACGATCGATGCTGCACGTTATGGCTGCGAGAGCGACATTATTCGATCAGTGGCCAAAATTAAGAAAAAATCAACATATGGATTACCATAGAAACGAGGTGATATGTGATGTACACTTTTACTTATTCCGCAGAGGCTTATGATGAAAGCAACTTAGATAAGAAAAAGATATTAACTTTGATTTTGAAACATCAGAAAGAGGCGGAAAGAATACTAAATAATCTTGATTATTATCTTGGAAAACACGCAATCGATAAAAGAGCAAAAAAAGAGAACCTGGCCAATAACAAAATCATGGTAAATCATGCGAGAGATATTTCAGATACGGCTACAGGGTATTTCCTGGCAAGTCCAATTACCTACGCAACATCAGATGAAAGTAAGAAAGATCTGGACAAGCTAACAGATGCTTTTGACCAGGCAAATACTGATGATGTGGATCATGATAATGCACTTGATATGTCTCGGTGCGGCGTGGCTTATGAGTATGTCTACGTTAAAGAAAATGAATCTATCCTAGCTTGTCGCAACCTTGAACCCATGAATACATTTTTAGTGTATGACGATACGATTGAACAAAATCCTTTATTTGGTGTGTATTACTATTTGAGCAAAGATGATACGACAGATAAAGGAAAATACATTGCTACCGTGTGTACTAAAAACTATATTTACAGGTTTGTCATTTTAAATGATGCAGCTGCTTCTCAGCCACCTAATGAAGCTCCAGAAGATCATTTTCTAGGTGATATTCCTATCATCGAATACAGAAACAACAAAGATTGTATTGGAGATTTTGAACAGCAGAAATCACTGATCGACGCTTATAACACACTGATGAGCGATCGTATCAATGATAAAGAGCAATTCCTTGAAGCTTTATTAGTTATATATGGTGCTGTCTTAGGAGATGACGAGAAAGAGACAAAGAAAGCGGCCAAAGAATTGAAAGATTCAGGCATTTTAGAATTGCCTGATACAAATGCAAAGGCTGAATATATCACAAGACAGTTTGATGAAGCTGGCGTTGAAATTCTAAAAAAAGCGTTTAAGGATGATATCTACACCATGTCCCATGTTCCAAATTTGACAGATGAGAACTTTGTTGGTAATAGTTCTGGTGTAGCGATGGAGTATAAGCTGTTAGGCCTTGAAATGATTACAAGAACTAAAGAACGGTATTATACCAAAGGTTTGAAGCAAAGAATCAAGCTATTCTGTAATTATCTGAATATTAAGGCACTTTCTTTGAACCCTGCAGCAATCATGCCAAACTATTCCAGAGGATTGCCTAAGAATATGCTCGAGCTTTCACAGATGATCGTTAATCTAAAAGGAACAGTTTCTGCGAAGACTTTGATATCTCAGCTTGATTTTGTTGAGGATCCCGATGGCGAACTTGAAGAAGTGAAAAAAGAGAATGAAGAATCAGCAAAATTACAGCAGTCAATCTTTGCCAATAACGAAAACATTCCACCAAAAGAAAGTGAGGATGAAAATGACGAAGAAACAAAAGATTCTGCTTCCGTTGATAAAGCTGCTAAACAGAATTCTTAGCGTTTTGATTAGGATACTATCATGAATAGTTATTGGGAAAAGCGGAAAGCACAGCGTATGTATGAAGCGATGGAAGATGCTGAAAAAGCTGCCGCAGAAATCAGCAAAGCATATAGCAGTGCCTCTAGTTATTTAAACAGTCAAATAGAAGGCATTTTTGACAGGTACAGAAGAAAGTATAAGCTAAGTGAAAAAGAGGCCAGAAGGCTTTTAAATGAAGCTATGGATGGGCCGACTTATGACGAAATGATTAAAGCTCTTAAAAAAGGTGTATCTTCGAAAGAAAAAGAAGAGTTGTTAAAAGAATTGGAAGCACCGGCTTATCGGTACCGAATCAATCGATTCCAAAACCTTCAAAATCAGATTGATGCTATGATGGTGAATATCTATCAGCAGGAAAAGAATATATCCACCAGTCACTATATTGATACGATGTATGATGGGTATTATAAGTCTGTTTATGATATCCAGCATAACACTGGCTTGGGCTTTTCTTTTAACAGCATTGATCCTGAACAGGTTAACAGAATTCTCAATTCCAAATGGAGTGGTGAAAACTATTCTGCAAGGATCTGGGGTAATACTCAGGAAGTGGCCAAAAAGCTCAAAGAAGAGATGCTGGTTGGAATGATGACTGGAAAAACAGAAAGTGAGATGGCTAAAGAATTTGCTTACCGTTTTCAGGTTGGTGCATTTGAAGCCAGGAGATTAGTCAGAACCGAAAGCAATTTTGCATATACTCAAGCAGAAATGCTGTCATATGAAGAATGCGAATGTGATACATATGTATTTCTTGCTACGCTTGATTTGATTACATCGCAAATATGCCGTTCATTAGATATGAAACGTTTCAAACTCAAAGATCAACAGCCAGGTAAAAACTGTCCACCTATGCATCCATTCTGCAGATCAACAACGATTGCCGGTTTAGATGATCAGGCACTTGCTAAACTGGAGCGCAGAGCAAGAGATTCAGAAACTGGTAAGACATATACAGTTCCTGGTAATATGAGCTATAGTGAGTGGATGAAACAACAACAGGATAAACATGGAAAAGACACTGTCGATATACTTCAGAAGAAAATTAAAAATAGAAGTGCAGACGAAAAACAAATGCAGAGATATAAAAATGTGCTTGGTTATAAATATATCCCTGATTCACTGGATAAATTTCAAGATTTGAAGTATAATGACGTTGGTAAGTGGAATGAGTTAAAAGAAGCCTTCAGAGATGTAAATTGGCAAAGAACAGCACTAGAAAATCATTCTGCAGGTGAAGAACATAAGGTGCCTTACAAGGGCGAGCCATTTAGCGTTTTTGATAATTATAAAAATGGAAAGCTTATTCAGCGGCGTTATTATGGTAAAACTGGAAAACCACGACTAGATATTGATATGACTGATCATGGTAATCCAAAAGAGCATCCGGTTGTGCCTCATTATCATGAATGGTTTGAGATTGAAGAAAATAAAAGTGTTCGAGATGCTGCACATGACAAAGAATTAAAATTAGGTCATATTATTGCGAACGAAGATATACTTAAAAAGGGGTGATAAAATGAGTGATTTATATAAACTTCAAAGTTTAGAAGAACTAATGGAAGAAATAGAAATGGGAATGGACATAGAATTTTTTATTTACGGAATTAGATACAATATTTCCTGGCGGAATAATAAACCATTCATTTGTATTTGCCCTGATGGCGAAGCTACCTTCTTTGATAGCCCGGCTGAAATGATGGAGAAATATGAGGTTAACGGAAGTCCGTTAAAGAGCCTTTGGAAAGATTTTGAGATTTTGTATATGTAATCTGTATGCGCGACAAATAACATTCGCGCTTTTATTATGCAGAAAATTAGAAAGGAATTATAACAAATGAAAAAATTATTCATTTCTCAACCAATGAGAGGAAAAACTGACGAAGAAATTTTAAAAGAAAGACAAAAAGCAATTAAAGAAGCTGAAAGAGTGGTTGGTGAACAAGTCGAAGTCATTGATTCATTTTTTCAAAATGCACCTGCAGATGCAAGACCTCTATGGTTTTTAGGTGAGTCTATTAAGCTGTTGGCTAAAGCTGATGTTGCTTATTTTGCTAGCGGATGGCAAGAGGCACGTGGTTGCAGAATTGAACATGAATGTGCAGTTGAATATTGCGTTGATAGAATCGAATAAGGAGATGGGATAAATGAACGAAAAATATTTTTTAACATTATGTAAAAATGAAGTGGTTAAATACGTAAACGAACATCTAGACAAAACGGATCGCAAACAGATTACTGTCGATGATGTGTTCACAGTGTGGTTCTGTAAAACCTTACAGAATAGCAAAGCATTGTTATCCACAACATTGCCAGATGGTATGTATTACGAGCTTACCTATAACGGTGATAAAAAAGAACTTTATTTAGATGCATATAAAAAGTTTGAAAACAGATGCATTAAGGTTTAATCGCTATATCCAAAAAAAAGAAAGGAACGTCAGTTATGGCACAAGGCTTACGACCGCATCACCATGAATGGTATAAACATCAAATTGATCATTATTATGATGAAGAAAAACATTGTATGGTTAAAGATGTCATGTTTCGTTGCATGATTTGTGGCAAGACATATCATGAGCGGTATGAATACAAACCACCGCCATTCGGCAAGTCGAATAAAGTATTAGATCGTAATAAGAAGAAATACGGCAACCGGAAGTAGGTTGTTTTTATTTTGTCCAAAAACTTATGACATTAAAAGATGGGATAGTCTTACGGACTTTAAATGGAGGCAATAATGAATAAAATTTTAAATTTTCCACTAAAATTACAGTTACAGCTATTTGCTGAAGGCGAAGGTGCTCAGGATAATCCGGATACTGACACTACTGATGGCAATGACAGCAACGATAAAAAAGGTCCTTCTGATACTAAAAAGACGTTTACTCAGGAAGAAATCGATAATATCGTAAAAGGCCGGCTGGCAAAAGAGCGTAAAAACTGGGAAAAGGAATTGTCTGATAAACAGACTGAAGCTGAGAAGCTAGCATCTATGACTGAAAAAGAAAAGAAAACATATCAAGATAAGAAGCGAGAAGATGATCTGAATAAGCGTGAAGCTGCTATCGTTAAAAGAGAATTAACAGCACAAGCTAAATCGACATTAGCAGATAAAGGGCTTGCGCCAGCACTCTCTGATTTTCTTGATTATACAGATGCTGATTCATGCAATAGATCAATTGATAAGCTTCAGGAGGTTTTTCAAGCCGCTGTTGAAAAAGCAGTGGATGAAAGATTAAAAGGCGGCAAGACACTAAAAAAAGCGCCTGATAATGAAACACAAGCTTTACAAGCTGAAATATTAAAAAATATGAAGGGGATGTAATAAAATATGGCAATTAACACATTAGCAACAGCTACGTTATTTCAACAGACATTAGATTTAGTCGCACAGCAGGAAGCATTGACCGGTTGGATGGAAGCAAACGCCGGGCAAGTCAAATATTCCGGCGGTGCAGAAGTTAAAATTCCGAAAATGGCTTTACAGGGTATGGCAGATTATGACAGAGACGGTGGCTATGTTCAGGGTTCTGTTACTTTAGAATATGAAACACGTACGATGACACAGGACCGTGGACGCAAGTTCCAGTTAGATGCAATGGATGTTGATGAAACAAACTTTGTGGCAACGGCTTCCACAGTGATGGGGGAATTCCAGAGAATGCATGTTGTTCCGGAAATTGATGCTTATCGTTTATCCAAATTGGCAAGTGATGTTATTACGAAAAATACCGCCAATATGATTGAATATGGATATACGCCAGCGGAGTCAACAATTTTAAGAAAGATTAAATCTGGTATCAAAAAAATCAGAGATGCAGGCTATAACGGTGACTTGGTTATTCATGCTACTGCAGATGTCATGCTTGAATTGGAAATGTTTTTAGCGTCAAAGATGCAGACAGCAACTATCACCCAGGGTGGTGTTGATATTACTGTGCCAGCAATTGATAAAGCAGCTATCATTGAAACTCCGCAGAATCGTATGTACACAGCAATCACAATGTATGATGGAACGACATCTGGTCAGGAAAAAGGCGGTTATGTCAAAGGCACAAAAGGGCTTGATATTAACTTTATGATTTTGCCAAGAACTTCACCTATTGCTATCAGCAAACAGGATATTATGAGAATCTTTGATCCTAATACCAACCAGAAAGCTAATGCATGGGCAATGGACTACCGTCGTTTCCATGATTTATGGGTCAAAGATAATATGCTGCCATTGATTTATTTAAATATCAAAGACACTAAACCAACAGCATAGGAGTGATCAATCATGATTCGTGTTATTAAAGGCAATGTTGAAAGAATTATCGAAGATAGTAAGCTTGATTTTTATAAGGCTAAAGGATACAAAATCATTGAGACTATTCAGGAAGATGAAGAAATCACGAAAAGTTCTGGCGATGCTGATCTTGCAAAGATGACCGTTCCACAGCTTAAAGAGTTGGCCAAAGAAAAAAATATTGAAGGGTATTCTTCTTTGAATAAAGAGGAATTGCTCGCTGTGTTGAAACAGGAAGAATAGGTATGAATTTAATTGTAAATCTGAAACTTATGTCAGGGGAGAGTGATGAGAAGTTACTTTCCCTTTACTTAAGTTTAGCTGAAGGAAAAATTCTGGAATACACGCATCGCACTGTTATGCTGGAAAAATTTGAAATGAAGCAGCTGGAGCTTGCAAACATCATGCTTCAACGAAGAGATATGGAAGGTGAAGCATCGCATAGTGAAGGCGGCATTTCTTCCTCATTCATTGATTATGACAAGATTCTTGCCCCTCTTTCTAAATATCGGCTTGCGAAGGTAGGTGGTGTCATCTATGAGAAAAAACAAGATGAAACTGTATCAGACATATCTGAAAAGTAATGGAAAAGATGCTGAAGGTATTCCGAATATGATTTTTGATACAATGGATAAGGAGATCGAGGCTGAAATATGGCCGGCAAGTGGTAAAGTTCAGGCAGAGATGTATGGAATGAAACTAGCTTACATCATGAATATGATAACAGATAAAAAGAATGAGATAACCGAAGATACGGGAATCGATGTTCTTGGCTCTGGAAAAGCAGATCATAAAGTTATTTCTAAAAAAGTTTATACAAAGCATATTGTATATGAGCTGGAAAGGATCATGCCATGAGTGAAGATATTATCAATGCAAGAAAACTGATGATGAAATGTGCAAGTATTGCAGATAGTGTTGCAGACCAGTATATTGAAATTGCAGTTAAAGAAGGACTGCTGATTGTTCAGGATGCTGCAAAAATGTTGGCTCCAACTGCACCAATTAGTGGTGGAGAATTGAAAGAAAGAATCTTTAAAAGAACAATAAATACTGGTAGTGGAGTAAGAGGCGAAGTATATACAAATGTAGAGTATGCGCCTTATGTTGAATTTGGAACTGGTCCTGTTGGCGAAGCCAATCATAAAGGAATATCCCCGAAAGTAAGACCTGTTTATGTCAAACACGGCTGGGGGATTCCATCGGATAAAATTGATCCAAAGGTTGCAAAAACTTATAAATGGCCAATAAGAACTTATGAAGGTAAGGATTATTACATGACCATGGGGCAAGCCGCTCAGCCGTTTATGTATCCAGCATTAAAAAGCACAGAGAATATAGTTGCTAAGGAAATAAAAAGATATTTAGTCAGAAGAATCAAGGAGGAAGCCAACAAATGATCAATATCAAAGATCAGGTTTATAGAGAATTATCTGCAGTGTTGGATAATGTATCCGATATCTATCCGTCAAACTGGGCGAGTTTACCTGCTGTCCAGTACACAGAAGAAGAAAACAATGTGTATGAATATGCAGATGATCAGGAAGTATCAAGCTTTGTCCGGTATCGCATTGATATTTGGGATAATAAAAGTACCTCAGCTACTGCTGTAAAAGTAGATGAGGTGTTATCAAAATTCGGTCTTAAGCGTACCTCATGCATGGATGTTGCTGATCCATCTGGTATGCGCCACAAGATGATGAGATACGAAGCTATTTATGATGTTAATCAGAAATTTATTTATCATAGGAATTAAAGGAGTGAGATTTTTATGTTAGCAAATGGAGCAACATTAGAATATAAAGAAAAAGGTGCTGCCACTTTTACAAAACTGCTCGGATTAAAAGAAATCCCAGAAATGGGAACTGATCCGGAAAAGGTTGAGAACACAACGCTTGAAGATAAAGTTAAGCAATATGAAATGGGAATCGGGGATCCAGGAGATATTGTTTATAAATTCAAATATGAAAACACCAGCGCAACAAGTCCTTATCGTTTGATGAGAGCAGCACAAAGCGCCGGTAAAGTATTGTCTTTTAAAGAAACGTTAAAAGATGGCACAACTACAGAATTTGATGGTCAGGTATCTGTTAAACGTACTGGTGGCGGTGTCAATGGGGTTATTGAATTTGATTTAACTATTGCTTTACAGAGTGATATGACAATCACGGATCCAACAGAGTAGGAGGCTATTTTAAATGTCAGAAAACAAAAGAATCCCTTATGCTGTATGGAAAGTCGGGGATGAGGAGTATAAGCTGAAATTAACAACGTCTGCTATTACCAAATTAGAGCAGGAGTTTAAAACCAATTTATTAAATATTTTAATGAATCAAAGCATGCCCTCTTTGTTTGTTATGCTAAAGATAACGCATTCTGCGATGCAGAAATTCAACCACGGCATTAAAGAAAAAGAAGTACAGGAGTTATTCGACCAATATCTTGAAGATGGCGGTTCACAGACAGAGTTCCTGACAGATGTTATTTTGCCTACATTTCAAGCCTCGGGTTTTTTCTCGGTAGGGATGGAGGAGAAAATGAAGGATCAACTTCTGGAAGCAAAAGAACAGATGATTTAGAAACGTTATCAGATTTGATAGATGGACTATATCCAACGGCATTAGACTGTGGCATTAGTCCATTTTCTTTTTGGAATATGTCCGTTAATGAAATCACCGATCTGATAGAAAGCCATAAAAGATGTGCTCAGCAAAAAGTTAAGCAGGAACTGATGTTTAATCAGATTTTAAGTGTTCAGATTCGTCAAGAGATTCTTCCACTTTTGGTTGAAAAAATTCCAGAAGACTATAAAGTACTGCAGCTTTGGGATTTATTCCCTGAATTGTTTAAGGAAGAAAAACAGCTGTATGAGGAATCAAAACAGGAAAAAGAATTTATAAGTTTCAAAGAAAAAAGAAGGGCATATGCCGCAAGAATCAATCAGAGGGCAAAGAAGGTGAAATCAGATGACTCTTGAAGAATTGAAGGTTGTAATTGATGCGCAGACTAAACCATTTAGAGATGAGTTAGCAAAGATGCAGAGTCAAGTGCAGAAATCTACAGAAACAGTGACTAAACATGTCAGCAAAATCAAAAGTGCAATGTCTGGCCTGAGTAAATTTTTAGCCGGATTGGCCATTGGCCGTACACTGGTCAGCATGGGAAAATCTGCCATCACCTTTGCTTCTGACATAGAAGAAGTACAAAACGTTGTAGACACTGCTTTTGGCAATATGAGTTGGAAAGCAGAACAATTTGCTAAAACAGCAATCACTCAATTTGGTATGAGCGAGTTGAGTGCAAAGAGAACTGCGAGTACTTATATGGCAATGGCCAGTGGTATGGGATTAGGCGCAGACAAAGCATCGGATATGGCAATCACGCTGGCCGGCTTAACAGGAGACGTTGCTTCTTTCTATAACATTTCACAGGAACTGGCTGATACTAAACTTAAATCGGTGTTCACCGGTGAAACAGAAACATTAAAAGATTTAGGCATCGTTATGACGCAAACTAATCTGCAGGCTTACGCTCTTTCACAGGGCATCAGCAAGAATGTCAGTGACATGAGTCAAGCAGAGCTCACAACATTAAGATATAATTACGTATTGAGCAAATTATCAATGGCTCAGGGTGATTTTGCTAAAACCAGTGGTTCATGGGCCAATCAGCTGAGGATTTTACAAGAGCAGTGGAGCCAATTGCTAGGAATTATAGGTAATGGATTAATCTCGGTATTGACACCTGTTATTAGAGTAATCAATACAATTATCAGTAAGCTGATCACTTTAGCAAATATCATCGCTGCAGTATTCGGCAAACTGTTTGGAAAGAAAACGTCAAGTCAGAATGCATTTAGCGGTGTATCTGATGCTGTGGAAAATAGTGCGGATGCCATTGGCGGCTATTCAGATGCAATGGATGGCGCTGGATCACAGGCTAAAAAAACCGCTAAAGAAATGGAAGGTGCGTTAGCTGGTTTTGACGAATTAAACGTCCTTAAAACAAGCTCTGATTCTGGATCGGGAGGAAGCGGATCAGGTGCGGGAGGAATTGGCGGTGCTGGTTACGATATTGACCCTATTGATTGGGACAGCATGTTTCAGGAGCCAGATATAAGCGGCATTGATGCTGCGGTTGATAAAGTCATTAAAAAATTGAACACTTTTAAAGACTTCTTTACGGAACACAAGGCTGTGATTTTGGCGGTTATTGCTGGGATTATTGCCGCATTTGGTACACTTAAAGGAATAACAGTATTTTCATATTTAAGTGGGAAAATCACTTCATTTATAAGCTTAATTAATGGTTGGCAGCTTGGATTATGGCAAACTATTCAAGTTCTAACAGGATTAAGTGGGCCTATTCTTCTTGTAGTGACAGCCATTGGATTGATTACAGGTGCTTTGGTATATCTCTATCAAACAAGCGAAAGTTTCAGAAGCCTTGTTAATGAAGCAATCAATAACATATTTTCTATTTTATCTTCATTGTGGACTACTGTTCTTCAGCCTCTGTTTTCTCTTCTGTCTGATATGTTTTTGACAATTATTGTCCCTTTAGCAGAATTTTTGGCTACAATCGTTGTTAAGAATGTAGAAATTGTATTCACTATTCTTTTAAGTCTTTGGAATGAGGTGCTTGCGCCAATTGCACAATTTCTTGTTGATATTTTGGCAATCGCATTGCAAGGTGTTATTGATGTATGGGAAAGCTGGAAGCCATTAATTGATGGACTATTCGAGAAACTCAATTGGATCTGGAACGAGATTTTTGTGCCAATTGCTGATTACATTTCAGGTGTGTTCACTCACACTTTTGAAGAGTGGGGAAAGGTTATTGAAGCACTTATTCAATCGGTTGAATTAATCTTCCAGGGGTTGATTGATTTCTTTTCCGGTGTTTTTAGTGGTGATATCAGCAAAATATGGGAAGGCATTACAGAAATTTTTCAAGGGTTTGACGATTTCCTTACGGGTGTATTTGAAATCGATTGGACTAATTCCTTTGGAAATTTTGGAAAAGTTTTGAATTACTTTTTTGCCACAGTAGACACAATTTGGACCGGAATTAAAGATATTTGTGATGGTGTTATTACTTTTATTACTGGCGTTTTCAGTGGAGACTGGGAAGCTGCCTGGCAAGGTGTACAAGATATTTTCTCTGGTATATTTAATATGCTGTCAGGCCTTATTAAGCAGCCTATCAATGCGGTTATTGATATCGTGAACGGAGCAATCGATAGAATCAATGGGGTTGGTTTTGACGTTCCGGATTGGGTTCCTTTTATCGGCGGTGAATCATTCCGAGTTGATGTTCCGCATATTCCCCAGCTTGCAGAAGGGGGTATTGCTAATAAAGCGACATTAAGTATCCTTGGTGAAGCAGGCACAGAAGCTGTAATTCCATTAAAGAGAAATACACAAGGTATTGAGATGATTGCCAATAAGCTTTTAGAAAATATGCCGGTAAATTCTGGCGGAGGTACCTACTTAATTCAACTTGTTTTAGAAGATGGAACAATCTTAGCCAAGAAAATCATTAAGAATATTAAAGATTATGAAATCATTACTGGAAAACCAGCATTTTAGAGAGGAGACGGCATAATGGCAGAACATACAGATATTTATATCAATGGAGTCAAACTGCCGGCTCCATCTACTTATAAGGCAGGTTTTGAAGACTTGGATGCTGAAGGTATTCGACCTATAACAACAGGAATTTTAAAAAGAAACAGAATTCGAGCCAGGGTGGCTAAATATGAACTTACCTGGTTATTAAAGGATCTTCCGGATACAAAGAAGATTTTTGAAATGCTTGAGCCAGAGACTTTTACAGCTAAGGTATACGATTATAAAAGTGACTCTTATGTTAATAAAACAATGTATTGCAGCAAATGTGAATATGAATATGTTCGCACGCTAAATGGTATCAAAGCAAAAGCATTAGCAGCTAATATAGTAGAGGTGTAGAAAATGAAAATTATAGTAAATGGTGCTGACATTTCAAATAGGCTTCTAGATTACAAAATGGCTGCAGAAATGAACAGCGATTCCTTACTTTTAGGAAACGCGGTTGCTAAGCAAGTAACGATGAAGCTGGATAATCAGGATAACGGGTTAAATAACCTGCTTGATTATCCTTTTATTATCCAAAATGACGGTATTAATAAAACAGGTACTTTTTATGTATATGAAAAACCGGAAAAATATATCGGAGAGTTATCTTTGACTCTTTACGACAATATGTATTTATTCAGTCAAAGATATGATACACAATTAGAGTATCCAACAACGATTGAAGCGCAAATTGATGAAATGTCTTTAATAACGGGTGTTAGTATCAATAAAACTAATTTGCGCGCAGAAACGTTGCAGAAAACCGTTGATTGGTACGACAATACAGTTTCAATGAGGAATTACTTAGGCTGGATAGCTGAACTTGATGGCTGCAATGCTTTCGCTGATCCAAATGGTGATATTGTATTTAGAGGGTTAGCTGCTTCAACATACTCCACTGTTGATATTGAAACATACGAAAAAGGCGATCTGGTTCAATTTACAAGAGTTTGCTTTGATGATGGTCTTTTAAAGATTGAATCAGGCACAAATACAGGCAATACCCTATATTTGAGTTCTAATAATGGATATGTTGATTCTGATACTTCACTGGAGTTTATTAAAGAAAAATACGTGGGTTTGCAATTTTACACTGTAAAAAATGTAAAAATGGCCAATATAAACGGCTGGTATTTAACGGACTTAATTAATTACAATGATGAGTTTGTTTTTATGCCGCTGTCTATTTCTGAAACTTATTCAGGCGGGCAATATTCTATTGCTTCAGTTTCAGGTGAAGTAAACACAACAAATAATGAGATGGTTGTTAATAAAGTAGATATGTCTGTTAAGATTAAAAGAATTCAGACAATTGTCGATGAGAACAATCAAAATTTAAAAATTTTAGCCCAAAACTTAGAAGATGGATTAGGAAAGGTTTCTGAATTTGAGTTAACCCTAGATGGTATCACTCAATCGGTTTCCAAAACTGAACAAAAAGTCGAAGAAATCGAACTAAAGCCTACCATCAAAATCAATCCAAAATACGGCACGCAGCAGGTCTATTCTCCATCCTCAAATACCTATATCCCTGACTGGTCTAATCAGCCACAGGTCCTAACTCCTGAAATCTACGTTCAAGATATCCTGCAGCCATTGGACGCCAGTAAGATTGCCTGGACGAAGAAAAACGGTACATTGGGGACAAATGAGACAGTTTCCAATGGAATACTCACAATCAATGCAAACGTCTTGTCAGAAGCAAAAGCAACGACTTATCAAGTCGTTTATAACTACGCAGAAGGCAAATCTGTTTCGACAGAGTTATCTTTTTCTTTGGTACAGGATGGTCCGAAAGGTGAAAAGGGGACTGACGGGACAGATGGCGAAAATGCAATCACATGCTCAATTAATGCTTCAGGTACTTCTTTTGTAAGCTCTGATGGCACCACATATTCACCCGAAAGAATCACTTTAACACCTCAGTTTCAGAATTGCAGCTTTAATCTGTGGCAGTATTCCACAGATGGTATTATCTGGAACAATATTGTTTCTGGACAGTATGGCTTTACAATCAATGCCGAAAAAACATTGACGATTTCCAATGCCACGCCTCTACTATCGGATACACAGAAATGCTTGAACATTAAGCTGTTAAGCAGTCAGCTGAATGTTGTTTCCACCATTACGATCATAAAGACAAAAGATGGTCAGGACGGCACCAGCATAACGATCACAAATCGGTCTGTTACTTATGGCGAAAGTTCATCTGCCACGACACAGCCAGCAGCTTGGTCTACGGACATTCCATCTGTAGCTGCTGGGAATTACTTATGGTCTAAAACAGTCGTTACTTATTCAGATGGCGGTTCAACCACAACATACACTTATGCCCGGCAGGGAATCAATGGCACCAACGGTAAAGACGGCATTAACGGAAAAGATGGTATCAACGGAACAAGCAACTATATTCACATCAAGTATTCTGCAGTAGCGAATCCTACCGATGCCCAGATGACTGAAACGCCTAGTGATTATATCGGTATCTGCATTAATACCACATTAGCTGATCCAACAACTGCAAGCTCCTATACGTGGAGCAGATGGACTGGAACAGACGGCACAGATGGTACACCTGGTAAAGATGGTATTAATGGCACAAGTGCTTATGTTCACTTTGCTTATGCAACAAGTGCGGATGGAAAAACAAATTTTAACGTTAACTGGTTTTCCGGTGCTACTTACATAGGTGTGCTTACAGACAGTACAAAAGCAGACCCTACGGATTACACTAAATATGCCTGGTCGTTAATCAAAGGCGAAAAAGGTGATAAGGGCGATGCAGGTAAGGGCATTAGCGGCACACCAGCTGTTACCTATCAAGCCGGTTCTTCTGGAACAACAGTGCCAACTGGCACATGGTCTCCAAGTATCCCAACAGTTACCCCTAGCCAATATTTATGGACCAGAACTGTTACGAATTATACTGACAGCACATCTACAACCAGTTATTCCGTAGCATATATTCCTAAGAATGGTACGAACGGCAAGGACGGAACTAATGGTAAAGATGGTACTAATGGTACAGACGGTCAAGGCGTAGCAAGCATTACCCCTCAGTGGTACGTGTCAACGAGTAAAACAACACAAACGGGTGGAAGTTGGGTTGAGACAATGCCTACGTGGACAACAGGGAAATATTTATGGCGAAGATTTAAGATTGTTTATGAGAATCCATCATCAACAGTATATACCACCCCAGAATGTGATAGCAGCTGGGAAGCCGTGAACGAGATTCAGATTGGTGGAAGGAACCTGCTAAGAAACTCTGATTTTTCTAAAGGCACATCTTATTGGATGGGATCGAATAGTTCGACTATATCAGTAGAAACAATTGATGGCAAAACCGTATTGAAGTTAGACCCTTCTACAAGCACATTAGATAGTGATGGGAGCGCCGCTCAGAGAAATATAGAAGTTGAGCCAAACACAGATTATATTTTAGTGGCCCAAGTATTTTTAGATGAAGCAACCAACGTGAAGGCAAGCTTCTTTTATGAAGATACTAGTTGGCATTATGTCGGCGGAAAATCCTATGGCAACATGGAAGCTGGTTGGAATGATATACAATTCACTTTCAATTCCGGCAGTCACTCTAGCATTGTTATTAACATAAGCCGAAATAAAAATGGCATTATGTACATTTATCATCCTTATCTCAAGATGGGGAATAAGAAAACTGACTGGACACCAGCTATAGAAGACATCGAAGCTGATTACAACGCAAAAATAACGACTGTAACCAGCACAGTCGCCGATCTGCAAGCAACCACAGATTCCATCAAAGCCATTGTCGAAGAGACAAAAGAGACAACGACGCAAACATCTGCTGATTTGACAAAGCTGATAGAAAGCTATAATTCCTTTGTAGAACAGACGAGCGAAAGTATTTCCGGTGGTGTGGTTGAATCTAAAGAATACACAGACGGGCAGCTTACCGAATTGAAAAAGTTGGCAAAGTATTTCAATTATGATACAAGGGGCTTAATGATCAGTGGCTATGACAGCGAAGACTCTGAAGCTGAACGTGTCAAATCACTGATGTCGAATGACCGTTTTGCTATTTTGTTCGATAATGCAGAAGTCATGCAGATATTTAAAAACTTAATGAAAATTGCCAATATCTCTTTGAGTAATTCATTAACCTTAAATCCATGGGAAGTCACAAACTACGGATCAGGTGATAGCGGCGGCTGGGTATTTAAGTGGAAAGGATGGGATTCTGAATGACAAGATATACCGGGGCAGGGTCCCAAAACTCTAACTACACAGGCATCATTGAAGTAACACAAGGGGAACAGAGCGTTACCGGTAATTACTCTATGGTCAACATTAAATTGATCTTAAAAACAGGGGCCAGTTATTACTCGCAGACAGGAACAACGTTAAATTTGACTGTTAATGGCAAAAAGGTTTTGGATGCCGATTATGCTCAGCGCAGTGTTTCTCCAAACACGGAAAATATCTTATGGTCCGGAGCAGTCAAGGTATCACATAATTCGGATGGCACAAAGACAGTGGCAATCAGTGGTTCTATCGTTACAACAGCAGGAGAAAGCTATTTGCCTGGCACATGCTCTATGTCCGGTAATTTCACGCTTACCACTATTCCACGGGCATCTTCTTTTGGCACTATTTCTGGTAGTACATTGGGCAGTGCTATTTCCATTGCGATCACGCGTCATTCCAACTCATTCACACATAAGTTATATTATGATTTTGGAACTCAAAAGAAACTGAAGATTGATGATGCAGCTGGAACCTCTGCTTCTTTTACGCCATCATTGAATTTATGCGAAGAGATTCCGAATGCAACCAGCGGAGCTCTGACAATCTACATGGAGACATACTCAAACTCAGGCACAAAGATAGGAAATACTGTTTCAAAAGTAATTACGGTCAATGTACCGGCCAGTGTTGTGCCGACGATTGGGGCAATCACGGTTTCTGAAGCAGTGTCCGATGTTCAAACCAAAGCCGGCGTTTATGTTCAGAGATTATCTAAATTGAACCTGGCTATCACAAACATAACCTTGGCCTATAAGTCGGAAATCAAAAGTTATATGATCGTATTTGAAGATGTCCGGTATCCGACAAAAACAGCAGTGACCGACTTTATTAAAGGCAGTGGCAGCTTAAAAATAACGGCCAGTGTGACAGATGCCCGAGGCAGAACAGCAACCAAAGAAATGACGATTAGCGTCGTTGCTTATTCACTGCCAGCCTTTGCCTCTGATCCAACAGCCGCAAGACAATCAGGCACAGCAACCAATGTGGATGTAGTGTCAAGCGGTTCTGTTTCTTCAATCAAAAATGGTACTACAGAAAAGAATGCACTGAAGTTGTATGTTTTATATAAGTTGGCGACAGCTAGTTCTTATCCGGCTATCTCAAATACATACCTGGTATCAACGAGCGGCCTTTCTTTCAGTAATGTCTTAAAGACCTTAACAGGCATCAATTCAACAAAGTCATACAATATTAAGGTCGTTATCAAGGATAACTTTAAAGAAACGGAATGGGAGCTGAGATTAGGTACTGAGATCATCGGATATGATTTTAATAACAATGGCCTTGGAATTGGTAAATATCGAGAACGTGGGGCTTTGGATGCCAACGGAGACATTTATGCAGAAGGCAAGTTGCATTCGATGTCAGGAGATTTGGAAGCTGTCTTCCGAGTAGGAGAAGGTGGAATTTCCATAGAGCGATTAAATAACGGTGTAACAGAATCTAAACCGTTATACACAGGAGCGACAACGATTTATGCTAAGGACAACCGAGAAGTGGCATTTAAGGATGAGCTGCCAGAAGATACCGGCTGGGTAAATTGCACATATGGCAGCGGATTTAGCAGATACAGTACAAGCCATCCGGATTTGCAGGTGCGAAAAGTTGGGAAAATCGTTTATATGCGCGGACAAGTGAAAAGAACCGGCTCTGTAACACCTACAGGTGACACTTCAACAAAACTTGGAACAGTGCCGAGTGGATACCGGCCAGCGAGTACAATTATAACAGCTAAATTGCAAGGTTCTGCAACGAACAGCTTCATATTGCGCATAGATCCTGATGGAGCAATCTACATTAGCAGATATAACTCTGGGGGCGTAACTCAAGGAGCTATAGGGGACGGGGCCTGGTTAAATTGTTACTGGTCATGGCTTATTGATTAAAGAGGGAGACGAATATGATTGAATTATATGTAAATCTAAATGAATCAGGAGATATTGTGGATATATCCACAATAAGCGGTAATTTAAAAGTTGCTTTGCAAAACCCGGAAATCAACTTTCAGAAGCTTATTGGATACAGGATAGAAACCAGAGACATGGATCCAAATAACTATCTTGTCTTTGATGAAGATAAATACAATGCCTATATAGCCGGTGTTGAAAGAGAAGCAGCTTTAAAAGAATGCCAGCAGGCGATGGAGAGCTTATCTAAAACAATGGTGCTCCAGGCAGCCAGTGATGCTCAGGCTTATGTGATGAGAT